GTCGTGCAAGTGTGCGAAGTATTGCTCGTTGAGCTTGTGCCCGTTGTTGTCCTTCAAACTCAACATGAAAAAGCTGTCACTGTTGCCAGCAACCGAAGCGTCGAAAAATCCGCCGAGCTGTTGAAATATTTCTCGCCTCATGCCCCAACCGAACCCGGCGTGATAGTGTTGGAAACACGGGCGTTCGTTTCTCTCGATTGCTGCAGCTCCGCTGTAACGCTTCATTTCTGGTCGTCCGTCCTGCCCAAGCCACGTCGCACGAGTGAACGGTTGTATTACTTCCGCACGCTCTAAAACTTGCAAGCAATTCTTCAACCATGAAGTCGACGAAAACACAACGTCAGCGTCCAACCAAATAATCGCGTCCGAGTCCGTAAGTTTTGCACCGAGATTCCACAACCGTTCCTTGTGGAATAAGAGCGACCGCGTTTCGTACACCTCTTGAGTTATCGCCGTTGGTATTGGTTGCGGTTGTTGCCCCGGAAAGATTGCTTGCGTTACAACCAGCGGCACGCCCTGAGCGTTTAACGTTTGCACGACGGCGTGCAAATGTCGAACCGGTAACTCAAACGCAACCGGCGAGAAAAACGATAGCACGACGGAAACAGTCATTAGCTCGAGGTATAGACTTGAGTCGATCCAAGATAAATGCTCGCAACGGTTGCCGAGCCGAGCTTGATAGTTGTTACGGATCCGTTGCCAAGTTTTACAGCCATTGGTTTTTAGTCCGTGAGAATATAAAGCGTCGATGCGTCCGGCGTTATGCTTGAGTATTCAGAACTCGTCAAGCTGATAACGTTTGTGATTCTGTCGGCACCAGTTACGCCGGTATCGTCTGAAAACATTTGTGCGATATTTTGCAGCGTCACTTTATTTGTCGCCGAGCCAGCGGCGTTTGTAACCGCTGCAACGTCCGCCGCCGCTGGTGTTGTATTTGCTGTGAGCTCAGATATTTTTACGTCTGCCATTTGTTCCCCTTATTCGATAACGTCAAGTCTTCTGTAATTAGCACCCGCTCCCGAATGATAATAAATCGCGGCCCGTTCTCCGTCGTCGCTTGTCGCTACCCAAACCGCGTTGTGGTGCGTCAAACTTGTATTGCCTGTCGGCTGTGGATCTATTGCCGGTATCGTGTAACTGATTGTGCGAGTAAGCGAAGTGCCAGCGGTGTTTTGGCTATATTGAAACGCTTGTGAATTTTGCGTGTAAAAATGGCTTCCGTCGGTTGCGTAAACATACGTGCCGTCCTTGCTTACGTCGTGCATCGTTAGCCTATCGTTTTGAGATATTCCCAACGCGGAACCGCCGAGCGTCCAAGCACTCGAGCTGTAATTCACAACTTCAATCTTTCCAACGCGTGCAGTTTGGCCTTGGGTGTGTCCACCAAATGACGCGGCGACGGTGCGAAGATCTCGTGAAAATTTGTACCGGTAATTGTTGTTGCCTGTCATGTTTGGGTCGTGAGCTGTTGGTGTTGTTGAGCTGCTCCAACTTGTGCCGGTTCCGCTTATCGTTGTTATCCATCCACCATACGCCCCGTTGCCATCGTTTAATGAGCTGTTCCAACCTTTTGTTTTTATGAAACCAATTTCGGTGCCGGCATCATTGCATTGCAAGGACCGCCAGTTGCCGTCCTGAAAATTTGCGTTGTCGTTTCCGCTTATTGTGTGGCGTAACGTCCAACCATAATATGAGTCGTTGTCGTAAATGTCGACCCGTGATTCTTTGTTCGTGTAGTGGTATCCACTTTCAACAGTTGTCAAAACAAACAACACCGAACCGTCGTCACTAATTGCGCACTCGCTCAACGGAAGCGTGATATAGCCGCCGCCATAGGTGTAATAATAATTTCCTGTCCCACCGTTTATTTTGCTATGTAATTGACCCCAAGCGTTGCCTGTCCCAACGGCGGAATTGTCGCGGGCGAAAGTGCGTACCGATCCAACAGGATAATCGTCTGGATCTTGCCCCGATGGAATTTGACTTGCGAGAACATCTGTCCCGCCCCTTGGAACGCAAATAGCAAACATATTTCCGTTGTCCGTCACCGCTATTGACGAGTGCTGCAAGTCTTCCGGGTCGTTGTTTGAATCGTAAACTTCTATGGCCCTGTCCAGTTCAAACGCTGAGCCGTTTTGTTTGTAAACGTAAACCTTGCTGTCGTCGACGGAATAACCAATCACCGTCGAACCGTCGCCGCTCATCACAAGGTTAGTGCCCTGTAAATCGGTCGAGTGAGTGCCAAGGCGCGCAACGTCTGTGCTTGTTACCGTTGTGTCAACGTTGGTGCTTGGATATGTGAGAGTTACCGCGTCACTTATTGCTTCGCCGGATCCGGCGGCGTTCGCAAGCACCCGGAATTGTTCACCATCGTTTGCTGCAGTAAGCCCCGTGAGTGATAGCGTGTTGTTTGTTTCGCCAGCAATCGACGTCCAAGTTGAACCATTGTCCGTGCTCCGTTGCCACTGCAGCGAAACAGAACCCGCACCTGAGTTGGAAACAGTAACGCTGAACGTCGCCGCTCCTGCGCTAACGTTTTGGTCTGTTGGTTGCGTTGTAAACGTAATCGACGAGCTCAGCCCGGAGTGTAAAAGCCCGTCACCGTTTTCCGCGTGCAAATGATCGCCGGATGCAATCAACAGCAGGTTGGAAGCCTCGGTGCTCAACGTCACAACGCAGGTGTCGCTGTACTCAGTTTGCGCACCTGTCGCCATTAACATGACGCGGTATACGCTATCGGTTGCCGCTGAGCTTGCGGCGAACGAATAGCTCGCTGAAGTCTCGCCGACCAATGAAGTGTACGCACCGTTGTTAATGCTTTCTTGCCACTGATACGAAACGCTTCCGCCTTCGCTTGTTTGAGCATCGACTGTAAACGTGACGAGACTTCCGACGGACGTTTCGACGTTTTGCGGTTGCGTGTTTATTACGATTGATAAACCCCAACCGCTAAACGCTATCCTTCGCCAACCGTTGTCATTATGAACGTATAGATAATTGGTATCGTATGCCAGTTGCCCCGGCGTTCCGTCCGATTCAGAATTGGTCGGTGGATCCACGAACGAAACACCGCCCGCCGCACCTTGCCAGCTCAACACACCACCAGCTCCGCTGGTTGTTAAAACTTGTCCTTGGGTGCCGGTGTCCTCTGGCAATGTGAGTGTATAAGTTGCCGAAGCTGAGTGTGGCGGCCCTTGGATTGTGACGCCGTGGCTGTTCTGTTGACAATTCAACGTGAGCGCACCAGATCCACCGGTGCCGCCTTGGACTATCACCGATCCTGTCGCCGGGTCTAATGTAAGATTTGTCGAAGTTGTCGCCGTTCCGTTTGTTATGTCCGCAAACGTCGGCATGTTGTGTACATGGTCTGAGCGTGCCGCGTCGGTTGCTGTTCCAGCGGCACCGGTACCGAGAGCTTCCGCCACGCTGTCGGAAAGCGTCAACGTTGAGTCCGCCGTGGGTCGCCAATCAGAGCCGGACCACGCCAACACCTCGCCAACACTCGGTGCTGTTGTGTTTACGTTTTGGAGGTCTGCAAGATCGCTGCCGGATACGGCTTGAGCTGTCGCCGCGATCGTTGCTGTTGTTCCGTCGACCGCTATTGATATTCCGGTGCCAGCGGCAAGCGTTACGTTACCGGCACCCGGAGCTCCAACGCCGCCTTCAACCTCTAGCGAGATTGTGGCGTCCGCCGTGACGTTTAAGTCGGCGGTTGTGTCGGTCACTTGCGTTATCTCAAACGAACCAACGCCGCTGTCCGATACCGTAACATTAATACTCATGGTGCCCGTACCGTAAATGTTCCAGAAATAAACGTTCGAGTAACAGCACCCGGAGCAACGCCCCGGAGAAACCAACGGTACAACGTGCCAACGCTGAGCCCGTCCGTTTGCGTTTCAGTAAGTGCCAAATTCAAAATGCCTGTGCTTGCATTGGTCACGGATACTGTGAACGTTTCGGCGGTTTCGCCTTGGGTGTTTATGCCCGCCGGGAAGTCCGAAGAAACCGTGCGTTGTGTCTTAAACACGATAGCTTCCCAACTCGAGTACCCCGTTAAGTCGATCGAAAAGTCGACAGCCATTCCCAACTCGTCGCCCTTGGTGACAATGATTGCCATTTCGTCCGGTATCACTTCAAACTTTTTTGTTTCGCTCATGTCTGGTCGCTGTCCTCTGTTGGGTCGCCGAAGTTTGCAGAGAAATCTATTTCGTCGTAAATCTCAAACGTTAAAAGGTTGGGTCGTCTATAACCCGGCGTGGCTTGGTCTGCACCATCTTCGCCGGATGTTTTCAGCGATCCGTCCGGATTCAATGCCAGCGGTTCGGGGCTTTGCACGAATCTTCCGAACTGGTCGTAAACATAGCTCCGTCGCTGTTGCGTTCCTTGCTTGTAAGTAAAGCCAACGTCGGCAACCTCCATGTCCCAAGTTTGCCCTCGATACAAAAACTCAAACGTCACGGACCAAAACTCAACCGGCACGCCGTCGACCATTTCTATTTCTTGCTGAGCACTTCCACCGGTACACAACCAAGTTTTCGCGGCACCGCCTGCCCAAGCCGTCGAGTTGATTTTATTTGCAACTGTTTTGTGGGTGTCGAGCGGGAAGTTTTCACGGTTGCCGCTTACTTGCATTCGCAGCATTGCTTCGCGTCGCTTGAGTCCTTGAATCAAACACCTAGCGGAATTTACTATCGCGTCGCCGTTTCTGTCTCGAGTGCATGGCACTTGTGCGTTGCCTATCGTAATTGCCCATTGGTCCGCCCTGAGCAACGGGTCCGGGTCACCGGCGTTCGAAAACTCGGCGGCATAGCTGACGCTGTATATTTTTTTGTCCGGGTCGCCGTCGTATCCGGTGGTTTCGTCAACGCTCGTGCAAATCATCTTGGCGTTTTCCGGGTGAGCTTCGCCGATCACCGGCACCAGCTCAAGATTGACCGCAAGATCCGGCGTATCCAAAAACGTACGCTCCATTGTCGGCGGTGAGCCGAACTGTTGAACCTTTCGCCTTGGATGTAATTCAATGACGCCCATTATGCTATCGCAACCTGTGTGATATTTGTGTTGTCTTTTATTTGTCTTAACAAGCCGGTTTGCGTTTGTTGTTCCGGATCTGTTGCGCCTAAAGGAAACCTGGGGTTGAACGGCTTGCTCGACTTGCGTTCTGGTTGTTGGCGACCGCCTGCCCTTTTTTCCCGCTGTCGATCCTGCAAGTATCCCTGTTGTAATTTCCTTGCCATATCACCGAGCGACGAAAGCCCGGTGGTTGTTTCTATTTTTTTCTTTAAGTAATTTTTCTCGGCCCGCTCCATACTTTTTACGGCGTCGGCACGCTGTAACGTGTTGAGCTCGAGCCGTTTTGTTTTTTCTGCCAACGCTGCAGCGTTTTTTCCGAAAACATCCAAGCCGGAGTCTATGGTGCTTCGGTGCATCTCAATCTGGCGTTCAAGTATTTTGTTTTGCGCGTCGATTGAACGAATCCGTTCTTCGGCTTCTTGCCCTCCTGCAGACACGGATTTATTCACGCCTAACGTATTCGAGACGAAGCCGTAGAGTTTTTCGAACATCATTGAAAACATTTCAAACAACTTCGTCATTGCGGCAATAAACCCGTCGGCCCAATCACCCAACATAACGGCGGCATCGAGAAACGCCCGCGTCAAATAATCAGCCAGAGCGGCACCGCCAAGCTGTCCGTCGAACTGAAAGTTTTTTATAAATTCCTTTGCTTGCTCGACAAGTTTTGTCATGTGCGGAGCTATATTGCCAACGATTTGTTTTCCTATCCCGACAATAGATTCGTACATAAGCGTAAACGCGTCGTTCATATCTTCGGTCGCACGCACTTGTGTTTCAGTAAGAAACGTGCCCATCTTGTTTCCTTCTGTGGCTATTTTTTCAACGCCACCAGCTACGCCTTTTATGAACGGCATCATTTTCTTTCCGGCATCGCCGAATATCGCAAACGCTTTTGCAGCTCGAACCGAAGAGTCCGGTATTGCCATGATTGCACGCGCAATAATCGTCATTTGTTCCGAGGCGTCCTTGCCGTCGAGTTGTGCAAGCGTAACGCCCATGTCATCGAGTGCTCGCTTCGCCGGTCCGTAACCGTCGGCAAACTCGCCGAGCCTTTTGTTCATCGCCAGCACGCCCTTTTCGAATTGCTTTGTGTCAAGTCCGCTTAGGTGCGCGAGCTGCTGGAAATGCTGCAGCGGTTCAACCGCCATATCAAGCCCGGTGGCAAGTTTTCCGAGTGCGTCTATTTCCTCGCGTGCTGATTGAAAGAACGCGTTCATGCTAGTTGTTGCACGACTCACAACACTTGAGAGCTTAGTAAACCCGGAGATGAGCGTTCGCCCTATTTCGATCTTGGCAAGCGTTCCGATTCCCTTTGCCGACTTGCGGCTTGTCGATTCGACTTTTCGCAAACGTTTTTCAACTGTTTGCATTCCTCGCTCGAACTTATCGACCGACGCTGTAAGCCTCGTGTGTAATCCGACGGAAGTTGCCATTATTGCGCCGCCCCTGTTCTCGATTTTAGTTTCTCGAGCTGCTGCATCATCTCCTCTTGTGTTTGCGGCAACTTAGCGACCGGCACGAAGTCGTCCGGGTTTAACGTTCGTCCCTTGGGTGTGTGTGGTGCCGCCGTTGTCGCCGCAACCATTGCCGCTTGCCGCCATCCATCATTCAATGGTTGGTGGTACAAGTCGAACGCCTGCCATTCGCTGAACTCGGCACTGGTCATGGTTTCTTCGATCTGTTGAACGGTTAAACCCAAATGTGCCGCCAATCGAAACAAAAACATTCTCGACGGGCGGCTTTTCAGTTTTTTGCAAGATCCTCTACGTCGTCGTCTGTCAATTTGTTGTGTTTTTGTGCCAGCTCAAACAACCGCTCGCACGGTTTCGAGCTCAGCGTTCGCAATTCCTTGTAATCACTAGCCACTGGTTGCCCTGTCTCATCGCACAACACACGCACTAAAAACTTGCTGCGAATATCTGACATTAAGCCAGAACCGCGAGCTTGCATTGCCTCAACTTCAAAACTATCACGCTCTCCAACGGTGAGCTGTTTGATATAAACTTTTACGCCACCCCACTCTGGAACGTCCGCCGATATCATTTCCGGCTTGTCGTTCAACTTAATTTGCTCGAGCAACTTGTTCACGCTGTCCTCCTATTACGCCGACGGGATTGTCACAAGCCGAAGCGTTGTCGTGTACGTTACGGCATTTGTTGTTGTAGCGGACGTGTCAACGCTCTCAACAACTGCCATGGAAAACGATTCGTTCAAGTTGGTTCCCGATATCGTCACGGATCCACGCGCACCGATTGAACCTGTCGGCTTGTCATAAGAAACAAGCGTCAACGATCCGGCGTTCTCATTAAACGCGAACGTATAACCGTTGTCTTGTCCGGCTAACGTGAAACTTAGGTCTGCTATTTCCGTAAGTGTTCCCGCCGGCGAACTTATCGTGAGATTGTGAGCAACACCTGCCATTTCGTCGCCCTATCATCACGAGGTTATTTCGATATAAGTTACGTCCGCCGTGATTAGCTCGCCCGCTGTTCCGCTTATGCTTGCGCTAGTGCAAACAACGTTCGAGAGCGAACAACTGATAGCACCGGTTACACTGAGCGCACCCGTATCGCCAGCTTCCGGTATTTCGTCGCCGATATAACTAATAGAAACCTCAACGGTTCCTTCGAACGGACTTTCGAAAGTGTTCGGTGCGGCACCGTCTGATTGCCCTAGGTGCGAAGCGTCGAGAATATCGTCGCCGTTTCTGTTTATCGAAACGTTTGTAATTAAATCAGTCGAAGATATACCCGGAGCTGTCACGCTGGTTGTGTGTGAGCTGGTCGCCATGTTTTAACCTCAAGAACTTGGTGCTGTAATTTGTCGAAACGTCGCGTCGAATCTTGCAACATCATTCACCGCTGCTGTTGCTGTTGAGCTGGTGCAAACTGCGTAAAAAGTCGTGCCGCCAATCGTTACGTTTCCAGCTTCGCCAACGATAGAACCGCTGCCGGATCCGAAATACGAAACGCTTGCTTCCATAACGTCGCCGAGCGGCGTTTCGACGTATGTTCTCGCACCGCCGTTTTGCGTCACCGGCGTTACGTCGATTGTTGCTCCGCCTGTTGAGCTGATAGTAAATGAAGCAACGTCCGAGCTTGTGATATTACCGGGCAAGCTCAGCGTCATATTAGAAGCGGTTGCGGGTGTCGACATTTTTAGCCCTCATTCCATTGAATCGAAAGTGTGAAAGTTGTTTGCCAAGCCGGCGGCAAGTCGCCGCCCTCGAGTTGCACCATATCTTCGTTCTCATCTTCGATTGTAACATTCGTCACTGTCACCCCTTGCGAAGCTGTCGATAGGTGGTCGAGTTTTTGGCGGAGCTCGTCGGCAAGCTCGCGTGTTGTCGCGTATGTATCCGCGAACACGTTAAGCTCGAGATCCACACGCGGAACTCCCGGCGGTGCGTTGATTGCTTGCTCTCTGGTTACGCCGTTTCGCTGATAGGTAATGAACGGCATCGACGTTGAGTTTGGAACGATCATTGGATAAATACGAAACCCAACGTGCCGAGCGATTGCCGGTGTTACGGTGAGCTCTCGCCGTATCGTTTGCTCCGGGTATTTCATCGCCGGTTTCCTTTTTCGAGTTTGTACGAAAACTCTTTCCAAGCCTTCTCAATTTGTTGGCTTGCGTTTTCGTTCACCGCTGCTGCCATCGCTCCGGACGCTTGAGCCGACGTCTTTTTTATCGGGTGCGACGCCTTAAACGATCCGAGCTCGACTTTCGAACCCTTCGGTGCTGATTTGAAGAAACCCTTCGGCGGCTTGGGTGTTGTTCGTACTGCACCGCCCTTGGTGTTTCTAATTATTAGGTGTCCACCACCACTTGGCCGGCTTGCGTTGTCGTGGCTCACTGCAACGCGAGACTGTCGCGTTCTTCGCCGTTTAGTTCCAAACTCGACCCAATATTGGTGATACCCAAGAAACCGTCCCCGGCGACGTTCGCCAACGTCCGGTATTTTGTTTGAGTTATGGCCCGACGACGAATAGCCGGTTGCCGAAAACCAGTTGCGGTTGTTTTTGTACGGAATAACCCGCGTCGCTATCGCTCGTTTTAAGTTGCCGGTTGGACCTTTTGGCGTGTTGGCTTTTAGCACTTTTTCAACATGCTTTGCCGCTTTTTTGATTGCGGTTGTCATGTGCTTGTTAAATATATTGGTTGCCAAGTCGCCGTCACCAAGTTTTGCCCGCAGCAGTTTTGCGAACTCGTCGTATTCAGGTGACGCGTATTCGACCTCGATTTCTCCCGCCATGGTTACACAACCTCCTCGCACAATAATTCGTGAACGGTTGCGTTTTCCAATTCAATCACGCTGACAATATGCAGCTTGCGGTTTTTCCAGTTGATACGGTCTGAGCTTTTGAGCGTTGCAACGTAACGCAAGCGGACACGGTGCGTTATTGTTAAGCCTTGCTGATTTGCGTTGAGAGCTTCCGAGCTCCGCAATGTTTTTACACTTGCCCAACGTGTCGCGTATGTCGTCCAATCTTGCGTGACTTCACCGAGCGAGCTTCTAGTTTCGGTCGCTTGCTGCAGCTCGACACGTTCACGAAGTGTTCCCGGTTGCATGCTATTCTCCGATCAACAACAGAGAAAACGAACCGCTTCCCGATATCGTAATGTTCCCGGTGGTGTGACCCGGAGTCGCTGAAACGGCGCACTCTCCGGCGTTGTTTTTCAAAACAACCGTGCCCGCTGTCAGCGTCAATTCTGAGGCGGCTTTCAATACAACGGTATCGACCGAAGCAAACACAACAGAGTCGCCTGCAGCGTCGCGGTAGCTTGTGCTGGTTGGATCCACAACCGTTCCGTTGGCTGTTGCGGTCCCGGTGATAAGTGCCGACTTCGTTGTAACGCTTTCGCTGCTTTCCAGTTCAAGCACCTTGATTGAACCTTCAACCGTATCGTGCAACACTGCGTCGACGTTTACACGCCCTGAAACGCTCATACATAACCCCCGAAACTAACAGAGTCTAAAAGCATACGCATTGAGTCCGGAACAACCGTCGCCACGGTCCCAACTTGGACGCTCGACCGGTTTTCGTATAGGTGCGTGATTAGCATGAGCATTGCGTTTCGGATCCGTTGCGGAACGTCCGAGCTTGCGGTGCCGTAACCCGCCCAAAACGTAACGGCGATGCTGTTGTAGTCTGCCAAGTGCGATGGCCAAGAATCACCGTAAAGCGGACGCAACACCGCCGGGACCGCGTACCGGTCGATCCTATAGTCTGAGCTTGAGAGCGTCACCATTTGTTCGGTGTCCGTGGTGTACGTCACGGTTATTTCGTCATAACTCGAAACGCTGCTGAGCGGCGAACGTGGAAGCTCGATGGCCGGCGGGAACATATCCAGCGTCATTTTCCATTGCGTGACAAGCAACGTGCAATCGAGATAATTTTCGACATATTCTCGAGCGGCAACAATCAGTTCGCCAATCGTTGTGTCGTCGTCTGAGTGTTCGACCCGCAAGTGTTGCTTTGCCTCGGCAACGCTCAACGGCTCAGTCGTCGGTTCGGTAATCTTGCGGAGTGTTCGGTATCTCATCCCGTTTTTTTTCTCCGGGTGACGCGTTTTCGCTTTGCCGTTTTTTTTGCTTTTGCTTTTTTCTTGGTTTTTGGAACTGCAGTTTTTGTAACTTGCTCAACACTTGCTGGAGTAGTAAGCCCGATACGGTTGAACAGATCGGCACGCCCTGTTGCCATTTCCACAACTTGTCCACGTTTGAACCATCGCCAATCCCGCAAAAACTCAACACGCATTTCTCGCCCTTCTTGCCGTTTTTGTTTTAGGGTACGAAACGCTGCAAGCCCTGCCCCCGGATCCGAGGGCAGGGCGAGCGAGTCACTCGGGGGTTAGGAGGCGGCCCCAAGTTTTAAACCAACAACTGGTCCAGCGTTCGAAGCGTCGCCGAGGTCATGCCAAACAGCAGTCGCCCGGATCGAGCCGAAGAACGCGGTCTGGTCGTATTCAACGTATCGATCTGTTGAGCTCACGAGCTCAAACTCTCGACGCAATCCGAATATGCCAGCTCGTGAAAAGTCGCCGAACAGAACCGGAACGTCACCAGCTCCAGCGGATGAACCCGGCATTGCTTGAGATAGAACGACCGGATATCCAAGGAAACTTGGACCGGCTCCAACTTGCAACGAGCTTACGCCCTGTGCAAGATCCAAGCGTTGCAACACTTGATGGTAAATGTAGGGGCTCACGATAAAGCGTGCATTATCCAACGCGTACCTTGGGCACTTCGCCAATAGTTCCGTAAGCGAATCGACGGTTACTTCCGTTGGAAGATCCGTGCCGGTTTCTGTTGTGACAATCGACCCGGCGTTGGATTCAATGCCGCTCGTGCTGTCAAGAATACCGGTGATTGAACCGTAAGTGCTGGAACCGTCACCGTTCACGACAGCTTCCGTAAGTGCTGCAGTGTAAGCGGTGGCAAACTCCGTCACAACGTGTTCGCTCATGTTGATTACGCTATCGGCTAAAAGCTCGTTCGCTACCTTGCAACCAACGCCATATTTGGCGGCGACCAGCTGAACTTGGGTGCTGGTGCTGTCGCTGGTGCTGATTTCAGAATTTTCTGAAAGCCACGCCCCGCTGTAACCGGCGGTTCGTTTTGGCACAAGCAACGTGTCCGAGGTCATCGGCATTCGTTGCATTGAGGTATAAACCTCTGCCTTTTCTTCGACGTTGCGAATGAGTGTTTGGCTCAGAACGTCGTCGACGAACGCACCACCCTTGGTTGATGAGCTTCCGCCCATTGCTCGAGTCTGTACGTCGTTTCGTTCGCACCAATCACGAGCTGAAACATCGCCGAGAACATAACCGGCGATAAACTGCCCGCAACGGTACGCGGTTTCGGCGTCATTAAACGCACGCAACTTGCCGCCATACTGAACAGCAGCGGGTTTGCTGATTTCACGAACTTCTTGCTGCACTGGTGTTTCCAGAGCGGAGCAACGGTTGACAATCGCGTCGAGTTTTGCGCGAGCTTCCGCAACGCTTGCGGCTTTATCTGCTGCGCTGTCGAGCTCAACAGCTCGAGCCATTAAGCCTTCGATATCGGCGTCGCGTTGTTCAACAACGGCGGCGTCGTCACTTTCAACCGCTCGCAACTGGTCGAGCTTTTCGGCCACTTCGAGCGATTCTTTTTTTATTTCGTTTAGATCCATTTTGTTTGGACTCCCTGAGTAGAAACGTTTCTCACCAATCGCAGTCTCTCAAATGCCGGGTGGCGTTTTGTTGTAAATTACAACCGTCTGCGATAAATCAAATGAGCTGGCACCACCTCGCGTTTTTTGTGTCCGCACTTGCGACACTCGAGGTACTGAACTTGCGATGAGCCGGAGCGTTTGCTTGCTCGGCACCGCATCAGCTCTCCGCATTGTTTGCAAACTCGCTCAGCACTCACGACGAATCCACCTCGCAACCTGTTCTGCTTTCGCAAGCGGGCTTGGTGATATCACGGTGCCCAGGTGGGCTTCTTGTTCGGTTGTTGGTTCTGTTGTCTCATCAATAAAACGTTGTGCCCGTTCCCGGACCGCTGCTGTCGAAGTTGGGTACGCCGGGTTAGCAACCAAGCTGATTTCGTAAAGCGTCAAACGCCGGATGGTTCGCACGGCGTGTTCTCCGTCGCGGTGGTATTCCTCGTCGTCCTCGTGAGAACGGAACGCAAAACTTGCCCCGGCAAGATTACCGGAACGCACGAGCTCGACGGTGTCTCGTCCAAGTTGCGTGTCCGGCGGATCTATGGAATACATCAGCCCCTCGTTATCCTCGACAAGCCGAAGCGTTCCCGCTGACTCTCGCCCAAGCAACGCGCCGGTGTCGTGGTTATAAAGTGCAAGCACATCGTTCGTTTCGTCTGCCAATGTTTCAGTAAACGCTCCCGGCGACAAAACTTCTCGGAAGTTGCCGGCGAGAATATGGCTTTCTTCATTGAACCTTGCGGCATAACCAACCAACCGTGGCTTGCCCTCGTGCTCTCGAACCTCGACCGCGTGTTTTATGTATCGCAACTCATGCGACCGATCTTGCTGTTCACGATCCATTTCTTCTACCTTTCGTTCGGACCACGCTTTCGCCGGATCGCCGCCCCACAATAGCCAAGCGGTAAAACCCGGTGTTTCCTCTCCGGCATCATCCCAACCGGGACGTTTATCTGATTTGTGACGAGCAAACCAAGCACGCATTTCTCGCACGTGCGATTCTGTAAGCTCTTTTCCTTGCTCGATAATATTTGCACGCCGCACGGTTTCTGGTTTCAATCCGTCGCCGCTTTTTCCTTGCTCGTGCAATCTCAAACCACGGCGAGCTGCTGAGCTCATGGCCTTAGTCGGTGTTAGGTCCGCCATTATTGTTAAGTCCTGCTGCGAGTTGTTTAAGTGTTGTCATGTTTACTTGGACAAAACGTTCGTCGCCTTCGGATCCGATCGGATTCATTCCTTCTGCAGCTCTCACTTCATTGATTGACATTATCCCGC